TCAGACTAGTAACGACTAATCGACCGAACCTATGACCCTCTAAGTCAAGCATCTGACTCATTTCTTATCTCCCCACAACTTATTCAATGCAGCACGAGGACTCATACCGATCTGGTAGTAGCCTACGAACTCTGTAGCGTTGTCAATGAATCGACGATACGCCCCATTCTTTTTAATACCCTCAACGTGCTTCATTAGAACAGCAAGTTCCTCAATCCAATCCTCAAGAGGGAACTCTTCTCGAAAGCCTATCATTTTATTTACTCCTTCCAAACATTTTCAAGAAATGGGAAATGCTTTAGCACTTCGACTTTACATTTTCGTGCAAGGTCAACGTGTTCCGCCTGACTTTCACCTTTTTTGTCGCGAAGTTCGCAATAGTGCAACCAAGAACGAACAGTACCATTCACATAAAGCTTACTCATTGTAAGACCTTCGGGGAGGATAACACGAGCAACTTCTTTAGCAACCCCCTTTTCAAGAGCTTCTTTATAAAGCCACAGGATGTGGTCTACTAGATTCTCTTGTTCTGTTTCCCACCAAAGATTTGTACCAGTGTCTTCACTATCCATGCTATTCTGGCGATTTTTATGATCCTGTAGCCTACATTCACGAGTAATGAAGTCTGTGCTTTCTGCATAGCGTTGACTGAACTCTTGGAAGGTAAAGCTACGGTGACGAAGCAGTTGCCTTGCAATGTCTCGTGGAGCTTCTACCTCCATCGTAATATTAGCAGTTTCAAAGACCGAGTAGTGTTTATGCTCTACGCAATACTTCAAAAGCTTGGCTGCTGTATCAAAGTTTCCTTGGTTCTGAGGACTGCTCACCCGTGCTGCATAAGACAGAATGCCTTCGCTATCTGGAATAAAATCCAGAACTGGTTGGGTGACACCAACAACACGCGCTTTAATAAAATCGTAACTCAATTACTTCTTCTCCTCATGCTGTTCCAAAATCTTGTCGGCGTAATAACGAATCTTACCCGTCTCATACTTCATATCATTACCAGCCTTACCAGCTCCAATCTTAATTCCCCAAGCTCTGACAAGACTTTTCAAGGCCGTCCCGAAGGAAAAGTCATTACCGAAGAAAGCACTAATCATCTCCTCAGTTTTAATGTAGCACTTCCCCTCTTTCTGACGTTCGTTGAGAGTATACAGCAACCACTCTGGGATATTCAAATCGTAGTATGAACTACTCCCACCATCAGATTTAATTGGCCCTTTTTCCATTATTTTACGAGCCTCATCAGCACGCATATCAATCTTACCACCAGAGCACTTGCCCTCTTCACACTCACAATAGGAGCTACGGCATTCTTGTGGAATGGGGTCAACGCATGTCGAATAGAGAGACCATTGCTTACCGTTTAATGTAAATCTATATTCTACCCGACCCAAAGAGTTTGTGTACACAGAAGCATCATGTACAGAGCCCTTCATCAACCCCATATACTCATAATCATCAACCATCACTCGAACCTTCATCTCACTCCTCCTTTGTTACGTCTGCACAACAACCTTACTTAGATGTAACGAATGTTAGACATCTAACGTCCCGTCGATCCCAACCCTTTATCACCACGCTTCGTAGACTTAAGCTCATCTACTTCTTCAAACTGCACTTGCTTTACAGGGATAACCATGGCCTGAGCAATCCTCTCCCCGGCATTAATCTCAAGACCCCAACCCGGCTTATCACAGGCTAATTTAATCATCAATTCTCCACGAAAATCGCTGTCGATCACGGCAACGCAATTAGAAAGACGCACATCATTCTTAAACCCGTGACCACTACGACTGAAGACTAGCATAACATGATCTTCTGGGATTTCAAATGCAAGACCTGTAGAAAATACATGTGCTTCACCATGATCTACATCCCCATTAAGATATGTAGAGATGTCAAAACAAGCAGCCCCTTCTGTTGCATAAGTTGGAAGCTTAGCTTCTGGATACAAACGTTTTACCTTCAGTTTCAATTCTTTCTCCTCTCTAATATCTCTGTGGGAATCCTTTCCCTTCCTTGTCGTCCATGCTGCGTATTGTTTCATCTTTTCTTTTGTCTGTCAAGCGGTTACAGGTATTTGTCCAAAAGATACTTCATAGAGACAAAGCAAGGATCGTACCTACCATTCTCAACTTGGTTCTTCATCACAATACCGCGCCAATGACTCTTATTACCTTGACCGCCCATATATCCTTCGTCATGGAGATAGAAGGCACCTGCAACCAGACCTTGACGACATTCACCATCTGGAAGATATTGCACGCCGTATTGCAAAGTTTGTTGGTGACCCATGCTGAATGACCAACCAAGATTCTTGAGCTTTGCATCAATGTTACCACCAACACAATTCTTCAACAAGCTATTTGGGTTTACGAAGTAATGGCTGTAACGAATTCCATCAATATTCACAATGTCTAGAAAGTTGTGACATTCCCATCCCGCCTCAGCAAAACCAAGATCGTTTACTGAAATCAAACCTTCAAGCTTACGGTCATTCTCAATAGCACGCTCAATACGACCTTGGCAGTGATTACCGTAGCACATAACCATACGAGGTTTATATTGCTTCTTGCGGTTAAGAGCCTGCTGCATATTGTATTGCTTCAGGGGGCCAAGAAGAATGTCCATAGCTTTACGAGAAGCTTCAACATCCTTGGTGTACATACGCCCTTCAAAGCTTTTCTTACCTACATCGTAAGAACTCAAGCTCGGCATATCAGCAAAATCACCAATACACACAATCACTTCTGGTTGCTTCTTTACGATATAGTTTCCTGCTGCTTCAAGATGTTGCAGTGGAACTCCCTCTTTTGCCTGTACGTCTGGTAGAAATAGGTGTCGCAAAATTTAATCTCCTTAATTAGCGTTAGTGCGGAAGTTTTCTCCAAATTCCAGAAAGCTGCTAAAGTCTTCTGGTGTAATTGGCTTCTCAATGGTGAAGTTTGTCTTCAGCTCAATAGGATGAGAAAGAAGAATCTTTTCAAGACGTTCAATCTTATCTTCAAGCTTCTCAAGCTTTATCATTAGATTTGTATAATAAATGTCTTCTTTCATTTAGAACTTCTCCTGAAACTCTTCATCAGAATATTCTACTGTCTTAACTTCCACCCCAAGTGAACACAATACTTCCCAAGAAAGGTCATTCAAACCACTGTGTCCCTCGTAAATGAGTTTGTCATTCAGATAGGCTACAGTCCAATCTCCTGCTTCTGGTCTATGTAAAACTAAAGTGTTCATTCTTCACCTCCCATATTCTTAAGCTCATGTTTAAGCCAATCTCGAAGAGCTTTCAACCCCTGTTCTTCTCCAAGCTCATTGATTAGTTCTTTTGTGTTCACAAGGCACTCAATAAGAGCATCTTCATACCCAAGCGTATATTGATCTTCCATCACACAATACCAATCTGAGACATAAGGACATTAGCAAACACACCGAACTTAACAATCTCCGCAAAGAACCAACAAGCAAAGAAATTCTCTTTGTCTAGCTCAAGCATCTCTTCATATTTATTCATTTTCTTTCTCCTCCAGTAATCGTTCAACAATCTGAACTCTTCGCTTAGCTGAGTTGCTGGCTGGAATTATGCCATTTTCTTTCAGCCATTGCACATCCTGTTTTTCCTTTTGCAACAATATCGCAGTCTTCTCAGCTCTTGCTCTTTCTAAAGAAATTCCTTGCTTTTCCGCCATAGTTTTGCAACGGTGACACTCCTTGCAAGCAAAGCCTAACTGATCCTCTGTAACACAAACAATTGCCTCAATAAAGCTTTGAAGATCATCCATACTACGCAAGCTGTGGTTGCCTTCCAGATGGTCAACATCTACGTTGTTCAGAGGAAAATCTTGTCCACAAATGTAGCAAGTGGCTCCCCACACTTCGCTGACCCGCCCTCTGGGATTTGGGTTCGGAATCTTCTTTCTGTTGTTCTTGATAAACTCCAGTTTAATAGGTGACTTATTCCAAAGGCTCCGACGAATCCCCCCACGAAGAAAACTCATAAAGCTTGATTGAGTTTTCCATATTTTACTGTGTGTAACCCACGGGGGTTGCTTCATCCTGTCAACCCCTCGTAGTAAGTGTTCCAATCAAATACTTCGCCCTCATATCGTTGCAGATACAAGAAGAAAGCAATGTCTTGTAGCCTCTGACAATGATCCTCTGGGTGTGCCTCAATGTAAGCTTCAACAACACGGTCAGCCATTTCTTTTTCCGTTTTACAATCATCCAGAATCTTAGCTGCTGTTGCAGGACCAACACCCTTCACTGTAATCCCATACCGTTGCTTCGTTACATCAGCAAGGTACTTGACACCATCAATATTGTCAGCACTGTCACCAACCAAGCATTGTGTAAGGAAAGCTCTTGTTTGACTCAGACCATCGTTCCAAAAGATTCCATCTTCAAGCTTGTTGTAGTTCAACAGAAAGCCTCGGCTATTCGCTTTGATGTCTTTATCCACGTAACTAATAACGTAGTTGGCTTGCCCTTTATCTCGTGTCTTCAAAGCTCTATTGTAACTTTCCCAAGCCATAATATTACATGTATCATCCGTTTCTCTGCCTACAGATACAATAACACGATCTTTGTACTTCTTCAGAAAGTATTCACGGCACTCATTGAACAGCAAAGGCTTCTCCGTTCGTTGTGCTTTGTAAGCCACATACGGTGTTTGATAATCTTTCCTGAAGTTACCTTCACCCTCAATACAAACAACGTAGTCGTCACAGTAGCTTACATTGAAGATGTTTTCAACCTTCTGCTTAATACTCTGAAATGCAAAGCGTGGTTCACCCACCAGCTCACTTACAGTCTGAAATTCAAACTCATCCTTGCTCCACTTGTCTTGACTCTTGATCCAGTCATTGAAGAGGGTTTTAGAATCAAAGAGTTTTTCACGCCCTGATGCTTTGTGAATTACATTACACTTATTTGTTTGTTGTTGGGCGGCAGAGCTATACAAAATCGTATCCGCATCGATCACTAGAAGTCTTGTCATCCTCCCTCCTAAAAGAAGGGGCTGATTTACAGCCCCATTTGAATTAGCTATTGTAGCAAGTAAGCTCTTCGTATTTACGGAAGACGGCAGTTGCAGCTTCACGCTTCTCTTCGTAATCACGGAGCATTGCAACGACAACTCGTTCGTCGAGATTATCAGACCACTTATTCAGCAGTTCCCTACACTTATCGCGTTTACCTTCCCGATACCTCAATCGTGCGGCAGCTTCGTCTTGATAAACACCTAAATATTTATTACCAACATACACAGCGTAACCACCCGACTTCGTTTGTGAGTAACCTTTTGCGTTGTCTGTATTGACATAGAAATTATTCATTTCTCTGGGCACAAAGACACAAGTTTGGGCAGAGTATATCCTATTACCCGGAGTCAAGATATCTTTATCTAGGTGCCAATTGAGTTCAAACCCTCTCTGCCACGCACACCACTCAGCAAACTCTTGGAAGTTATACCACTGAGGATCAATAGAACACCCCATGTAAGGCAAGTTACCTCCTCCATAACATCGGGTAAATATATCACTCCATAATTTATACGCCCTAGAAGATTTTGACCCCTTATGAGGTCCGTCCCCAGAAAAATCCTTACCGTAAACGGTTGGTTTTAGTTTGTCCCTCACCTGACCCCTAAGAATATGGCCAGCTTGGGTGGTTATCTGGTAGCCGGTCTCTATAAACTTAATCTTTACAGACATGCACCCGTTGTATGCAACAATTTCCACCACCCCATCGGGTGTATTTAATCTTTTCCCTACATATAATCTATTTTGTTCAGTCATAGTTAGTCAATTCTTTATATTTCTTGAAAACCTCGTGAGCGGCTTGTTGTTTTTCTTCGAAGTCTTTACGCGCCTCAAGCTTTGCTGCGGCTGCAATCAGCTTAATATCTTCTTTGCTGATGCCTTGAGGATTCTCATCCTCATCATATTTAGCATCGTCTTTAATCTGCTTGATATCGTCAGCAATAGTGAGCTTCTGAGATTCAAGGTCAACAAGACGATCAAACAATTCGCGTTGGGAAATACTCATATCTTTATTTTCTCCTCAATCAATTAAATACAATTTCTACGTTACTTACTTGGCCCTTCTCAATGTCTATCTGAAATCCAATACGTTCGTAGTCATCACAATCAAGCTCTTTATCAACAAGAGCATCCATCTTCCCTAGAAGACCATACACTTTACTGTCTGGCTTCATATAGCCAATGATGCAAGCAAGGATGTAAGCTTCTTCATCTGTTAGGCTAATGGTTTTCATCTCATTTCTCCTAAGACAGCCCGCCGTATTTCAGACGGGCTTTGTTTCAAGATAATTTGTTTGAAATTAGATCATGTGAAGGAACAGCTTACCTTCCTGAAGACCAATGGGGGCAAATGGAATATCTTCATCGAAGCTATCAAAGTCGGGAGCAGGTTCTTCCTTCTTAGGCTTAGGAGTAGCTTTTGGCTTATCTTCTTGCTTAGGGGCTTCCTGCTTGTTCTCAACAGACTTCGGAGCATCGCCACCACGCAGAGTTTCAATCTGTTCCTTAATCTTAGACCCCTCGTAGTTACTCGCCCGCTTGATGGTGTTAACAACATGAGCACGAAGCTCTTTAACGGCTGCTTCTTCGTTCACCTTGTTAAACTGGATCATCAGAGGCTCAGTTACCAGTTCAGGCTCTGCTTGCCCACGACCCAGACCACTAACAAACTTCACATACTCAGTGTAATAGCGCTTACCTTTACTCTCTTTGAAGAATACTTGAGCATCAAATTGGAACGCCTTACCAAGAAGCTGATCAATCTGCTGAGGTTTAAACACTTCACCGGGTTTAATCATCTTGGATGCTACAGCCATCTTGTAGAACAGATGCTTCTGATCAAGACTCCAATCCCCAAGCTTCTTGTTCACCTTCAGTGGTGTTGGGCGACCAATCACCATACCAGCACCTTCAATGTAGAACTGACCACCAAGCCAGAGACGCAGAGGCAGAGGCTTCGATTCACCAAAAAACTGACCTTTATCCACCATGATATCCGGGAAATCAACAGCTACAGCAACAGCTTGTACAGGCTTCTGAGGCCAGCACTTCAGACGCACAGGCTTGTTAGTCTGAGGATCAACACCATCTTTGAAGTAAGTGAGAGGCTTTTCAGCAATTACTTTACGCTCATCTTCTTCATCGCCATTAAACGCCACTTCAGCATCTTCCTGCTCTTGGGTGCCTAGGTCTACAAGCATAGACACATATCCCACCAGAGTTTCACGATTCTCAAGCTGAGCAGTTTCAACAACGTATTGATTCAGTGCATCAAAATCCACTTTCTTTTCCGAGGAAGTTTCTTTCTGATCAACACCATAAATTTCAAAAGCCATAGATTTTCATCTCCTGTTTAGATTTCATAAAGTAGAACTTTTATAATGCAAGTCCCCAGCATTTGTTGCAAGTGCCTATTGTTTCAAACTTTTCTCTTTTCGTCAAGAGAATAATTGAATTATTTGCTCTTAAAATACATCGTAGAGCAGACGAACAGAAGAACCACAATCACCAATGGTGCCCACAAAGGAGCAGTGACAACAACCCAGCTAATCGTAGCAATTCCTGCAAGCTTCAGCCCAAACATAATCAGGAACATCATTCCCAAAATAAACCACATATTAATTCTCCTTATCGTTGAAAACTGTCAAATGAAAGCTTAACAAGCTTAAATTTAGTGTGTCCATGACGCTTTGCATAACGAAGCTGAGAACGTGCCTCACGTCTTGTTTCACACAAAGCAATTACATTTCCTTTCTCATCTGTTGTAGCCCATGCTTTAATCTTTTCAATGTTCATTTAGATTTCCTCCACTTCTTCTGGTTTAAGCCAACTACCATTACCAAGAGCATCTTCCACACGATACGGAAGACGGTAGTCCTCTTCATCATATTCCATGACCGTTACAATGTCTCCGATATCTTGACAGTGGTCTGAGATATCTTTTACAACCCGATATTGTTTTCCTACTACAAGCTCTTTCAAAGCTGTCTTGTTGTCTTGTTGGCTCTCCTTATTAGCAACACGCTCATATTCCATAAAATCCTCAAAGGAAGCGAAATACAGGGATGTTGTTTTCTGAATTTCTCCGATTGTTTCAGTGATTGTTTTAGTTACAGATGCCATCTCTTCTCTCCTAAGCCCTCAAGGCTTTCTTGTTAATGTGTGTACATTGTGAAGCATGTTTTAGGGGTTGTCAAGGGAATTTTTGGAGTTTAGTGGCATCCTGCCCACGAGCGCTCCACCATATACCCAGCAGTCAAATCAATGACCATTCCGTAATCTCGTCCAGACTGATTTACAGATTCTACCGCGAGATGTCCACCTAAGCAATAGGCAACGTACACCCCACCTTTAGGGGAATCTTTAATATCACTCCAAATCTTCCCTTCTTTCTCCCACTGCTCGTCTTTAAACGCTTGTGCTTGCTCCTTAGTTTCAAAGCGTTTAAATATCACGGAGGCTTTATTTGTCTCTAACTGGGCTTCGTCATGGTAGGCCATAAGCTGCTGACAAAAATCTTTTTTAGTCCAATCATCTCTAAAGAAATCTACCAACAATCCTGCATCTCTCAGCTTGCGGTCATGCAACACCATAGCACGCTTGGCACAGATAACACCAGCACTTTGAAACTTACTGTTTAGAATTGCGTGAGCTGAGCGTGTAGGCACCAAGCGACCGTCAATCCCAATAATACGTTTCTTATCAAACTTCCCCCATTCAATATTCAGAGCATCTTTCAGCTTCTTAAGCGGGGCAGCGGCCTCCCAAAAAGCTTCAAAGATTTGATTCCCTGTATCGACATCACAACCAATTGTTTTTGCAATCTTCGGCCCCTGTGCCCCGTAGGTTGCCCCATATTTAACCGACTTCGCAGGGGATCGTGTAAATTCCCTTGCAATAATAGCAGAAATCTTCTCTGCCATCTTCGTATGTACATCGTTCGGTTTGTCCAAAAGCAAGGAATTGCAATACTCCTTAACTTCTCCAACTTCAAAGGGCCAACAGAAGTTTGCTTCTTCTCGCGCCTCAAGGCTATCAAAATCGTAACCGATTTGGTAACAATGCTCATCAACACCAAACATAGCTCGCATTTCATACCCAAACAGCGATGTTACACGAGGAATATTCGCCACAAGCCTGTGTTTGAATCTCGAAGTAGCAGCACCACAAGTATCTGCTGGCGTTGGAATACGGCCATCTTCACGAACAGCAGACAGATAGCCCTTTTCTGGCTCTTCATCGTCGTCCCAATCAGCACCACCACCGAGAATACTGTTACGCCGATGGCGGTAAGTGAGATATTCGGTAATATCTGTAATGCAACGAAGCTTTTCCGAAGAACTAGCAAGCCTCTCCAAATCTGGACAAATCTCTTTCTCTTGCCCGACAGTGAAGCTTGGGTTAGTCAGTACCTTAATGCCACCATGACGTTCTGCACGTTTCTCAAGTTCGCGTTTGAGTTTATCCTTGATGGTTTGTTTCGTCATACGAGGACCGACTACAATACCCAAATGCTCACAACGATCTTTACAGAAGTTACTTCCAACCGTCTGCTCCACATAACGATCTATGGCAGCTTTTAACTTCTCAGGCGCAAGCTTATTCTTCTTTGTATCTACCGTAAGGTCTTTCTCTTTATATTCCGAAGGACTCCAGCCTAGACTAATTAGCCACTCCTTGATGTGCGTAGTGTCGTTTACGGTTGCCTTCATTTCTGTGATAAGAGGCTCCAAAGGTAGTGGTAGATCATACACCTGTCCAGAGTAAATAAACTTCTTATCTTCTGTTAATGTAGCCCCCATCTTTTCAGCAAATTTCTCAAGGTTCGCGGAAATTTCGCCGTTCTTCTTGAATTGAATTTTACAAGGTGTGCTGTCATCCATAACTTTCTTAGTCGCAGGGCGATTAGGAAGAATAGCTTCAATCTTCACCTTCCGCTCTTCCATCATCGCATCCAAGCGATCCAGATTCTTATACGCCAATTCAAGGTCGAACTTAAACCCTCGGTGCTCTTGTCGGGTAATCAGCTCAGCAACAGCCTTTTCAAGCTTGATGGCACGATTCCATTTACTTCCCCAACCGTAAGCCTGCTGTTCAAGATCAAGCATCGGCAGAATGCTCCGGTTTGCCTTAACGTCATAAATGTTGTAGTACAGCATGTCGGGACCAAAGTGCTTAAACCGCTCATCTTGTGGCAGATGTTTACGGAATGCTATCTTCTGCGTACCTGCCTTCTGAGACAAAGCATCAAGAGAATGTCCACCGAAACGATCAGGGTTCAATGTTTTAGATCGAATCAATGTGTCGTCAAATACGACTTTCTTCCCATCCCAATAATCATCCCCCAATTCGCAGTCGATACCCATATCTCGTTCAACTTCGTATGGAACCCCGTAGTACAGTTTAACAGCCAATAAGTCGAAATTAATCTGGTTATGAGCAGCAACTACACTATTTTCTGGGATGGCCTGAATAAACTTCGGGAAATCTGTCAGAGGTTTGTGAATGTAGTCCTCTGGCGTATACCCAGCCTCCAGAGTGTAAGTGACTCCCTCAACAGTCAACTTGTGCTCACGACCATCGAAGATATACTTCTCACCATCGTGGAAGCCGTAAATATACTCTTTATCATTAATAACCACACTCACCACAATACAGTGAATCCCAAAAGAATCCTTCAGCTTGTAGGGGACACTTGTGTAGTCAATACTGTCACTATTTAGTAGTCCCGTACTTTCAATATCCCAAACAATGTTCCAAGGTTGCATGAATCCTCCTAGTCTCTAAAATCTTACCCATTCTTTCAGAAAAAGCAGGAGGCGTCAAGCCCCCTATGTCCCGTGCCTGTCAGTGTAGCCAGCGCCCATTAAGTTTAACAAATCAATCTGGTGGAGACGGTACTCTTGCGCCAAAAACTCAGCCAACTCTGCGCCGTATTTGCCTACAGAGAAGCACTTTGTTTTTGGTTTCCCGTCAAGACCACGCCACCCTGCCACATACCTCTCAATATAGTTACCAGCTTTTGTCTTAACGGTTTGAAAACAAACCCCATGTATACCCGATTTATTGTTTTTCATCATAGGCTTGTTTCTCGCATTTAAGTGCTCGCTCACCAATCTCAGATTTTCAATTCTGTTGTTGGATGGGTTGCCGTCAATGTGATCTATATGTAGGCCCTCTTGCCTTTCAAAGTTATTATGCAATGCCCATACTATTTTATGCGCCTTGTAGTGAGAGCCAAGAGCGTGCACGCGCCAATACCCATTGTCGTTAGAGCCTACCACATCCCCTGGCTTGCTAGTACTACCCTTCTTGTAAATACGTTTCCAACGTAATCCGCTAGGGGATTCTGGGTCGTACTCGAAAAACTCAGCTAGGTAGCTCCCATATTTGTAAACGTCTTTAGGTATCTCGAAATTCAACTCTAAGTTTTCAATTTTACAATTTAACGCATTCCCATCTTTTGGCAATATGTCCCTGCCCTCCGGTACGGGGCCATTAAACAGCTCCCATACAACCTTCTGTGCAGAGTATGGCCGTTTGTCCAAAGTAACAACAGGGTAACCAGACGGGGAAAGATTACCGGCATGTCCATCATTAATTCTACGCACAGGTTTACCCCCTCTACCAAGCCTATACTTATCTTTCCACACCAAACAGGTTAAGCTGTTCTCGTCGTACTCAAAATGCTTTGCCCAATCAATCGTCATTTAACAATTCCTCCAAAACTTCGGCAGAAAATCTACACATAAACCTTCGACCGCTTTCGCGATCAAGGTTTGTTAGCTTATAAACAATGTTCAAAAAGCCCCTTAAAAATCTTGTGGGTTGTTACGAAGCCAATCATCAAGGTCGTGGCACTTACTTTTCTCAAACTCATAGAACCACTTACCTGCTGAACCCGTTTTTCCGCCTCGACATTTTGGCAAGTCCACTTCTGTAGTGTTTTTGTCAATCTCAGACTCCGAAAGCTTATCTCGATTTAGCACAATGTTGTAGGCAGCCGACTGCACGAAGCTGCCCGTCCCAAGTGCATCAAATTCACTAACTTTACGTGGTTTACCTTCAGCATTTTGTGGTGGCTTTCGTGTATGCAGGACGTTCACGGTAGTTACCCCGTTCTTTGCCATATTGCGCTGAAAATTCATGTGATCCTCGGAAAACTGTTCGCTGCTTCCGCGTAGCAAGTCTGTAAGAACGTCAATAACAAAGAGCCTACTGCCGTGTTTACGGAAAAGCATCTCCATTTCTGCTTCCATGTCTTTAATACTCCCTGCGCGCTCGTCGATGATAAAGAACCTTGGTTCACCTGTCTCCTTATAAGCCAGTTCGTTCTTAACCCGTTGTCCTTCCTCGGTGCCAAGAAAATCAATAATCTGCTCACTTGTCATACGCCACAAAAGATTTTTCTCAAGATGTATCGACAACATTTCCAACATATACTGTGCAGCGGTGGCCTCAAGACTTACAATGGTCGGGGTTACTGGGCTATTAAAAATCCAGTGATATACCATGCGATTAACGTGCGTCGATTTGCCGCACGAGGTATCTGCGATCACGTTAGCTATGCGACCCTGAATAATACCCCCGCCCATCATGTCCTGCATAACGTGCATATATTCCGGCAGGGTAATCCGTGGTTTACGCAACTCATCTGGAATCTCATCAATACCCTCAGCCGCACTTTTAACTCCAGCAGGTGTGTAAGGCTTAGCTGACCAAAAATCTGAGATGAACTCAGTCGCTTTGTTTGTTTCTAGGTAAAAGTTTGGGTCTTTGTAACGCATCTTCAAGATAAATACACGCCCCTTAGGGAGAACATCGACGACACTTTCTGTCGCCTTGTCCCCTGCTGCATCCGCGTCCATACAAACAATGATCTTCTTAAACTGATTAAAGAAGTCGTAGTTGTTTTTAATTTGCTTGTAGGCGCCTGCTCCACCAATTGTTGTACTGACCACAGCCACAGGGTCAAATTGTTTGTTTTTCTGTGCATCAGACAGCATCTGGAATGCCGCCAGACAGTCGTGCTCTCCTTCTGTAATAACGACAGTATGACTGTTTGTCTTGAACTTAAACTGCCCAAACATCTCACAATCTTTGCCTGTTTCACCAATTGCCTCAAAGCGTTTTACATGGTGACGAACTTTGTAACCCGAAAGCTCACCATTCTTTGTGCAAGGGTAGTAAGTCTCAACAACGCTACCATCTTCCTGAGAATAGGCATAACGAACGCCAAACGGTTTGCTCACATCTGTACGAACGCTGCGATAGTTTTTACTATCTACGCCCGTCGTCTCTTTCAGTTTCTTGTGGATGTCATCGTTAAAATCAGCTCCCACTAGATCATACTCCTCTTCTTCAATTTCACCATTATCTTCTAGCCATTGTTGGCTTGGAATAACATACTCACAAGAGAAACAAAATGCACCCTTGTGCTTATTGTTTTCATCCAGGCCATAAACCATTAGGTTGTCATTGTTCTTGTCACGACCGTGTTTCTTTTGGCAACGAGGACAACCTGTCTTCCCCTCTTCAGACAGGTCAACCTCTACGCCGTAGCGGGTGACAGTGAAGCTTGTTTCACGATTCACAACCCTCTCCCCATATCAATATTCAACTTCATCAACTTGCGCTTGATAATAACCCTCCTGATATCCCACCTCATAACCCTCTTCATTAGCCTTCTCAGCAATCCTCTCAGCCTCAGCTTCAGAAATCATCCCCTGAAAGATGTACTCAAGGAAATCACTGAGGTCATAGGAGCCGCACGTAATCAATCCCCGATAGGCATACTCTCTTAGAGCTTCTGGAGAATATTGACGGAAGCCCTTTAAAATATTAATTTCCATAATTATTCCTCCCATTCTCCACGTTGTACACAGAATTTAGCTGGCTGCATCATTTTCGTAGCAGCATTGTACATGATTTGTGTTTGCCATTCAATGCATGGGCCTTTCTTAGATTCTTCCATTCCAGCGTAGAGCAGGAAGAATACACCCATTGCACACCAGAACACAAAGCCAACCATTGCAATTTTGTTGTCGTACAGTGATTGCGTCAGCAAGAAAAAGAACACCACAAAATACCCAACAACAATCAACGTAATCAAGAAAGCTTCAAACATAGCCTTCATCCTCTAGATCAATTTGTTCCACCATCTTAACAACAAATGGACGAGAAAACAAATAACCTGCAACTCCTTTCTCATCCTCTGAAATACACACAGCAATCTGTGTTCCTCCGCTCTTCAAATAAATATCAATCTCACTAAGAAGGGAGGATTTTGATTTATGGAATGTCTGTCGCATTATTTGTTCTCCTCGTACACAAGCGTCACGTTGTAGGGCTGGCAAAATATACGCTCGAAATCGCTCATCGATTGATAATCTTTTTCGTTGAACTTTACCAGCTTCACTTCCCCACCGTTCAGAATACTACGCACCCAAAAATATAGTTGATCAATCGCTTCAGTATACTCTACACCCTCATCTCCGTGATGGAGAACAGCTAGACAACTGTGTTTATGGTAGGCATCTGGTGTCTCTGGAGGAGGTGACATAGATTCTTGATAGTCAAAGAAATAACAGTCATCCCACTCCCCTGTCTTGGTTTCTTTTGTATAATCGAACGGGTTAATGTCTACATAACACCCAATATTTTCCTCAAGAATGCCGACGCAGGGTCGGCCGAAACCAACCTCGCCCTCTTCAACAAGCACACAACCAATAGATTGTGCAAAGTCTTTTAGAAACGAAATTTTATCTATCACTTTACCACCTCCAATTTAATAGCTGGCTTCTTTTCCGTAGGCTCAGGTTCATTATAAAACGATTCCTGCCTCATAACAATCTCCGTTTCAATAATATCTTTGAATGTATACAGGCCAGACAAAGAAATATTCTTTAGATGCTCTGCTACAGGAAGCCAGAGAGACATATCGTCATTCATTTTTAAGCCCCACCTTACGAAGCAAGAAATCAGCATAGCATTTATTCTGATATTGCGTATGATTGGGACTAGAATAAATCTCACAAAGCTTGTCTTTCAATTCTAGCACCTCCGAGTAAGGAATGAAAGTTTTAGCTTCCTTCTTCGACACCATTTTAGGAAGAGCGCCCACAACTGTGCTGTAAATGTTAAGCTCTTTCATTTCATTCCTCCTCCACAAAACGAAGACCCACATCATAAAGGTGTGCAGCCACATCAGTATAACTAGACATACGTTCGGTTTCAATCAACACGTCCGAGATAGCATCAATAACCTTCTTTCGCTCTTGTGCTGCAATCTGCTCAGGTGTTTGGATTGGACGAATCTTTGTATGCTTATTCAACGTCAAAAGCTGTTCAAATCCTAGATGTGGACAAGCGATAACAATCTCACCCTCATCACCATCGAGAACGTCCAGCACGTATTTCACCGTAGCTGCATACCAAGGGCCAGCTCCAAGCTTATATTCGATGTTAGCTCCGACAGGAGGAAGCTCACCATTTTCATACCACGAATTGTCTTGAGCTTTTGGGGTATCTTTCACAAGCTTAAACTCCTCTGAGTAGTCGTTGAGCGCTGAAACCT